ATTTATAGTAGATGACCCAATAACATCTGCAACATATTTCCATTCTAAATTACTACTGGTTTCTTTGAGCTCGTTATTGAGCACAGTAAGCGCATCCTGCAGAGCCTTGCCTTGTGCGGCCGAAAGTGGCAAATTGGGATTGTCCGTCACGCAGTTGTTAACGATAGCCCCCAGCATACACACGCCTGTCATCCAGTCTTTAAAATTTGAAATAAACTTTTTGGTTTTACCTAAAAAAGTCTTTGAAGTATCACCTGCTTCCGGTACCGGATAATCTTCTTCTCCGGCATCACCTTCTGTTTTAATGACCGTATCCGATACATCCCCACCGTCAGCAGCCACTTTGGATTTTTCAAGATACAATGTATTCTCAAACGCCTGCTTAGGTGCCCTGTTGATGTTATCAGCATGGCTTGTATCGGTAGTCTCCGTGATCTGCAATGTATCTGTAAACTGCGGATTTTCCACTTTATAATCTTTCATCTTGCTACCTCCTAAAACGTATCATCAATGTTAAACGTCATTTCCAGATCATCATCTTTGCCCTTAGCGGAAAAATTCTTAATCGCTATCAGATCCCCTTCCTCATCATACAGAGCAATTTCACTGATGCTTTTTCCTGCCAGTTCATTTGCTTCCAGGGTACAAGAATAGCGGCACACGGTATCGCTTAAATACTCATGTCCGCTAACTTCTTTTCGCAAAAGCTCATTGTTTAAAGCTGTCTGTTCAATAGAGGGCGTGATAATGCCTCCACTTTCCTCTATACCCCCATCGCCAAATGCCATACCTACAATTTTAGGCAATGCCTGATCTCCGGCCCTTGCTTTCAGCATTTTGTTTCTTGCTTTTTTTGTTACAACAGCATCCATTCTACAATACCTCCTTTGTAATCGATGCATTTATCAGCCTGGAGCCATCCAACATTTCTGCGCCGTCCAGGTACCAAAGGTTCTTTTTTAATATCACTTCTCCGGACACGGAGTTTTCTATTTTTGCAGCTGAGGCACCATAAGATACATCAACAGTCATTGGCACAACATTGCCATTCAGCTTATACTTGCCGTCCAGCAGCCAGGTACCGTCCAGATATAGGCCGTTCCAGAACCGAAAACCTGTAGTCATTTCCAAATTTGGAAAGCGTACCTGCTCCAATGTATCTTGATCTACCTGATCCTTGTACTGAACAGTATAATATACAGCGACTCCTGCCGGTTTTACAGACAGTATCCTATCAACTGCCGGATCAGCATCATCTAAGGTAGCTGCTGGCAATTTGAGCAACACCGTTGCCGGTCTGGATCGGTCCTCTGTGTACGTCACACTGTCTACATTCCAAATCAGCTTAATGCCATTTACGATATCATAGTAAGTGGCTGATGATCCATGCATTGCGATCATATATCTCAGTACACTCCGGTACAGCTTATCCGTCATCTCAAAGGCTTCATCTTTTTTTAGGATCTTTTGCGCATCTTCCCGGCTGAGGCACACAATATCGCCTATATTGTCCAGATTTACCCCTTCCTGCGTATCTATGTCCATAAGGGTACGCAATTGCTGTTGAATCTCATAAACCTCCTGCAGTTCCTCACAAATGGCCCTCATGATACCTTCGATGTTCTTTTTACCCCAGAACTGCGATAATGTAAGCTGCCGCCACTCTTTGTACATATTAATCACTGGACAGCACCACCTTTATACGGTTCTCAGCAACGATGATCTTCTCACGTCTCTTGGCTGAAATGTTGGAGTCCTCATACTGACTATCCTCCGGTACCGTTGCATCAGTAGTGTGATACTGTAAAACAGATACCCTTGTAAGTCCTGGGATTTTTTTGTAAATATCAGATATCAGCGTCTGATTATACAACGTCTGGCCTGATGTAAGATCTCCATAAGCATCCAGCAGCATATCTGTTACAATACGCTTGTAGTTGCTTGGAACTGCGCTTTCATCTCCACTCAGCTTTACATACAGCCATGCAAAAATAGCACCGGGCCGGTTAAAGCGGATATTGATACTCTCACCGTTTTCACCTTCACAGTCTACGGATACATCACCATTTGTCTGGATACCTCCAGGTCTACATGCTAAAATACCGTATGCAACATCTTCATCCGTTCCACCGTCTGCAATGACTTCTATAGAGTGTGGCAGCCTTCCTTCCGCATCAACCGTATCGCCTGTATTCTCATAAACATTAACTGTCTTGATGTTCTCAACATTTGCCAACAGATAAGACCTGATAGATCCAACCATATTGCTGGAGTGGCTGTTGATCTGCGCTATGTAGTCCTGCCGCAGCTCGTAGTCCTCTTCTGCCAGTCTGCCAGCAACCGGAGCAATACGATTGTCGCACCAGTTGAAACCTGTGGACTTGTTGCTGATGATCTTGGTGATAGTTTTATCTGGCATGATTATGGATCCATACTCACCAGTAGAAAACTTCACCAAACCGGTTATTGACTCCGTGGTAAGCGTCTCAGACAATTCAAGCTTATGTGTTGCGTCAGGCTCCGTACATTTCAGGACCAGGTTATTCTCATTAACGGATGCCGTCACACCAGCAATCTGGATCAGCTCTGCTATCCCCGTTAAAATGGTTTCCTGATCGCCTGACTCTGAAATATACGTGAATGAGTCATCATCGACCGTAATCTTATACGTTGTTCCTACTGCGGAAGTAACCAGTCTAATATAGGCCTCATTCCATGCATCACGGCTGATTACCGTGTCGGTATCACAATATAGGTCATGCCGTGGGTTAGTGTCTGCCGCTATGATCGTGTCCGCAAGAAGTGTGTTCCCATCCGTCATATTGCAAGAAATCTGGTATACGGTCTTTTTAGCTGCTTTACGCCGGACATTTGCGTACTGGCAGGCATCATCAAGAGCAACACCTTCTGCTGTACTCGGATGCAGACTATTGTACACATCCAGGCATTCTTCATGCAGTCTGGCTATCAGATCTGCTACCGGAAAAAAAATAGCCAGATTTAATACTGAGTCTGGATTTTTCTCAATATCAATTCCGGCATAGTCCTTAACCTTATCAGCGATACTGCTATATACAGTATCAAATCGTTTCAAAATAAAGCCATTTTTTGTGACACCATATTCGCCCACAATACCACCTCACTTTTCAATGTCTCTTCATTCGACTTCGCTACCCATGAAATGGTAGCGGATCGTGTCCTGTTATCCACATCAATATCAACACTTTCCACAGATGTAATGCCGTCCACAGCGGCTATCTCTGACCTGATTGATCTGGCTATAACATCCTCATCCGGTTCTTTGACAAACACATCACCAAACCAGTCAAAACCTCTACTCGTATCAAACGGCCACTCTCCGGCAAACCACTTAAGGCGTACATTAACTGCTTGTATAACGGACTCCGCAAGAGTGGCATCGTCATACTCATTAAACCGAATATCGCCGTTTTCATCCAGCAAAATATCATAATACGCCATACCTGAACCTCCTACTTAATATTCGGTGCATTGCAGCTTCCTACGCTGGTTATGCTACCGGATACATACAGATTACCTTCTATGGCTACACAGTTGTTCGCATTGGCGTATGCTTGCAGCTTCCCTGGAGTTTTTCTTAAACCTGGGATGCAGATAGCGTTCTGCAAGCTATGAGGTATAGACTGGACCGCAGTCTTACCAGATAACCAGCCTGCTATATCCGCATCGCATACCACCAGTAAGCAGGTGCCTCCAGGTTTCACCGGAACCGCAATAGCTGTTGGTGTACAGATCGGAACGCCTGCAATAACCGGATACTCCATTGACTGTCCATCCGGCTTAATCATAGTACCGATAGGTTTCACCTGGCACAAGCCAGTTCCGGCATCATATCCGGTAATCGTTGCCGGAAGTGCCACATGCATTCCACTTATCCTTGTATTCATCGCAGCATTTAATGCTTCTACCATTTCGCTTGTCATCCTGCTTCCGCCTCCACAATTGTTGCTGTGCATGTCCAGTCGCCCTCCAAGTTATCTCCGGATATCTTAATGTTTTTAACTCTAAAAAATCCAGAGGCTTTATTTGACTGCAACTGTACCAAATCATTTACGTTGATCGCCCCATTCAGAAAATATTCAACCTGATATCCATACTTGGTCTTTTTATCACTACCACTGGTATTATTTTCAGCTGACAATGCTATCCTTTTCGGAACACCAATAAGTCCCGTGTCCTCACTCAAAATATAAGCCTGCATAGATATTGGTTCGGCTGCAAGCAGTACCTGGCAAACGCCATTCTGGATGCACCATTTCAAGCCATAGGCACTGCATAACTGATCCAGGCAACCTGCTGCTGCTCCAATATAAGCAAAGCCTAATGGCATCTTGGTTGCAGCAAGCAACGTGATCGCTCCTGGGCTGTATATACAGGTTATCCCCATTTGAGTAATGCAATCTGTAAATACTGTCTGTAAGAGTGTTTCCCTAACATAGGATAGTGATATATAGCTATCACGGACTGCAACACGACCATCGATCACATCAATATCTGTTTTTCTATCTGCATTTTCTAATGCTGTTTCCGGCTCTGTGACATTTCCAGAAAATATCAATGGCATGGTACTGCCATATCCCGCGTAAAGCGCGATCATACAGTCTTTTTGCTCCAAAACACCAACATGTTCATCATTCAAATTCCAAATCGATATTGTACCCGTATTGTTTGACGACACATCCGTTTTTTCCAAATCAAACTTGATATGCAAAGCTCGTCCAGTATCCGCAGCCTGTCCGATTTCAAAACCAGGCTGACCAGCTACTCCGGCTACAAGCCTATATGCTCTTTTCCAGTTTCTCACGGTTCCCATCCCTCCAAGTCTGCATTTGGGATGTACGCAATCGATGCATCCCCATTTTTAAAAGCATTTCTTCCTACATGAGCTAAATTCGTTATACAGCCAAACTTTCCATCTGGAAGATCTACATTTGTGTAGTATTCCGTAAGCGGAAAGAGTGGGAGGATCTTAACCATGCCAAGAAGTAACTCACTATCTGCGGAATACAGGCTAAGATACCAGTTATCATGAACTGATGCATACGTGAACCGGATAATAAATTCTTTACCAGAAAGCGTTATACGGCTTTTGCTGTCATTCATATCCGGTACATCAATGTATATGGTCATTTCTCCACCCCTCCTACTACTTAATCAGTCCCAGTCCTTTTCCTGCTTTATACAAAATAGAGGAATTTTTCTGAGATTCTTCTTTTTGTGCTGTTTTGCTACTAGCAGATGCTGAAGATGTCGATGATGTAGAAGTAGATGCTGTACCGGCACTGGCTCCACTCTTTCCACCACGGGCATAAGAAGCCGGAACCGTTCCTGTCTTAGTCTCTGTGATATCAACCCTTTTTAGCTCAATGGGGATCTTTCTTGCGTACCCATCTTCCTCTGTCTTAGAAATCGTCAATGACGTGATACACATGTTATCCCAGCTCTTATCAGCGGTTCTATAAGTGACCGGCTCCATCATCCAAAACACTTCTCTTAATCGCTCTTCTACGTCCTGAACTCTGGTTCTACTTTTGCCTATCTTCTTTTTCCACGTTACCGGCGTATTTGATAAATACAAAGTGGTTTTGATCGTAAGGGCATCTGGGAGGACCGAATCCTGAACCTGATAACCGCTTTCCACCGGATAATCTGGTATCTGCGCAGAATATTGCTCATCTTGAGATATCAGGGCATCAAACAAAATCCCGTCTAATGATACTGGACGGGTTACTTTTCGTTTTCTTCTCATTATGGCCTCCCGTAATTAAGTCCCTTAGTTATTTGCTTCGTAATGTCATTACCACTCTTATTCATCTGCTTTGAGGCTTCTTTACCTGCTTTCGCATCTGTAGTCTTCACAGTGTTATTAACCTCGATATTCTGGGTGATAACAGTTCCGTTTCTACTAGCCCCAGCAACATTAGCTCTTGTCTGTAGGTTTGGTCTAATATCCAATGCCTGAGATACATCCAAAGCCGTTCTAAGCAGCTTTCCTTTGTTACCCTTCAATGTCCTTGAAAGGCCATTCACAAAGTCAGGCATCCACGTTTCGTAGTCTGCCAGTGGTCCTGTATCCGGTCGTGAGAAATGCAGGAATGACTTAATGTTATCCGCAATACCCTTTACAGAGTCCGTCACCTTACCAGCAGCACTCTTTATGCCTCTAGCTATGCCGTCTATAAAATCAGCGCCCCACTGCACAGCTTGCGCAGGTAAACCTTTGATCCAACTAATTGCAGCGTTAAATCCATTAACAACCGTAGTCGTTATTTCTGCAACCTTACTTGATACTCCAGCTTTCATCTGCTCAAAGGCGGATACAATAGATGCTTTCAGATTAGCTGCATACTCTTTGATCGTATCCCAGTTCTTGTACAGCAAAACCCCTATAGCAATAAGAGCTGCTATAGCTGCTATTACAAGTCCAATCGGGCTTGTAAGGAACGAAATAGCGGCACTCAACACTGGAATAACAGCCAGTGCAGTTTTTATAAGGGCAATACCTGCAATTACCTGCCCAATCACAATCAGGATAAATTTACCCAATGCAGCAAGTTGGTCTTTATGATCGGATATGTACTTTCCAACCTTAGATATAACATCTCCTATTACCTGCTTAACCTTGTTAAAGCACCCTATGATTGTTTCTCTGACTTTCTGAGAATCGATACCAAGCTTATCAAAAATCGTACCAAGAACAGAGTCATTGCCCTTCAAGAAGTTGATAAAATCTTCTACTACCAATGCGATCAGCACGATAGCCGCTACAATAGCCGCTGTCTTAAAGTTTTTAGGACTAAACAAGCCTTTTATAGCCTTACCAATGCCAACAAAACCATTGACGATCTTATCGAAATTAAATGCAAGCCAAATGGCACCAGCTACAATAAGCAACAGCTTTATGGCATTTTCAACACCACCAATATGATTAACCAGTCTGCCAAGGAATGATCCCACCTTTGAAATCCAATCTGCGATTTTCGTCAGCCAGTTCATAGCTGATGTAAGCGCCCTGGTAATCATAGGCTGCGCCTTACGCATAACCGACATAAAATCGTTAAAGGCACGAACCATTAGCTTTCCTACGTGCTGTGATACTCCTGCACCATTCCAAACCTGAGCAACGTATAGCCCCCACTGATTTCTGATGTTTTTCAAAGCATCATTGATACTAACTCCTGACTCCAGGAACCGCTTTTCAATCTCATCAGATGAATCCGTGAACGCTTCCTTAAGATCCTTAAGGCTAACTTTTCCATCTGATACAAGCTTTTCAAACTTATCTTTGGTAGTACCAAGCTTTTGTTCAAGCAATGCAACTGCTTCTGGTGATCGCTCCAACAGCTGACTTACAGTTTCAGAGTCAACCGCACCTTTAGCGAACGATTTATTGATGGACTCCATGAGTTCTGCTATCTCATCGTCCGTTTTTCCGGCAGTCTTAAATAACATGGTAGCTGCATTGTTAAATTTCACAGCCTCATCAACATTACCGAAAAGATCTGTATTCTCCTGGACTAATGCAGATACAGTCTTTGCTGTGTCTGCGTAGGAAGACTTGGTAAGATTAGCCGCTTCAAGAATTTTGTTCTGGATATCGGCCTGATCACCAAGATCTCTTGTAGCGTTCTTAATGATCTTATTCACAGCTCCAAACTCATTTGCAAGTGCATTGACCTTTGCTATAGATACACCTACTGCTATGGTCCCTAACGCCTTCATTGCAAATGATTTTATGGAATCAACACTTTTCTTTGCCTCATCCTCATTTACTTCTACGCCCAGGGCAATTCCGATCCGTCTAAGTATTCCACCTGCCGCCAACCTTAATCGCCTCCTTCCTGCATTTCATCCGCCTGTATACGTTCAATATCCCGATCCATTGCGTACAGAGCATAAAGCTTCAGGAACTCATCAAGCGTATACGTTCCGTCACTTAGCTCTGTCTTTGTGCAAAGTCCCGACTTGATCAGAGTGTAGCAGCGGAGCTCAAGGTCTCCGAACTGGCTGGTGTCGAAGGTTCCGTATCGGCTGACCATTTCCTCAGCATCTCCCGAATCTTTGCACTGCCAGATGGGCCTTTGAATTTCTCGAAAAAACCCGAATAGTTCTCCTTGATCACATTGTACGCTAATACATACATGTTCTGGGTTGAGCCAGCAAACAAAGCGTTCACCGCATCTTCTGTCAGGATCTCACCATTCGGGTACTCATCATTCTTAAAGGCAATGTTCCGGGAATTTACCAACAGTTCCCGAAGCAGAGTCTCAAAGTCGCTGGGGCTAAGGCTCTGTAAGGTTGCGCTAAAAGCTGGGATTGCTGCAGCCACATCATCTGCTGTAGTATCCTTACCTTCGGTATCGTCTGCACCTAAAAGAGCAATCACTCCACCAAGAACTGGGGCCAAGGTTTTACTCAGCATCGCTGTGATCCTGGCAGCTACAAACACTGGAAACGGAGAAATAAAAAAAGAAGTGCGGTCAATCTGCACTTCCTTCTGTCTCAACATAGCATTGTACATTCTGCTTTCCTCCTATTAATCTTCAAAATCGCCAACCGCACAAATTTCCCACTCCATATTACCAACAGCTTTTCCACGGGAAAATGACGGCTTCTTAACTATCCAGGCTTCATCAGCAGAGAACTTGTCTCCAGATGTAAGATCCTTGATGAGCAGCGGGAATGTACCGCTTCCATCAGACTTGTCCATTTTATACTTTCGCATAAAGAAGGAATTTGACGGACTGTTCTGGAGCAGGGAGATCTTAACTGTATGACGCGGATCCGGTGACACGCTTCGTGCAACTTCTCCGTCAGCTCCTGCTACGGAAGTTACACCGTCACCTGTTTCCTCGATCGTAACGAAAGAGTCTTCTGCATAGCCGGTTACCGTATGATATCCAGCCGCAATCTTTACTTTCTTTGAAAAGTACGTTCTCATAACTCAACCTCCTTAATAACCAAGTTTTCCAGACAGGCTGACAACATGGATCGCTCCTGCAAGGTATGCGCTCCAGGTTAAGCCGGTCAGCTTCCTTGATTTTTTCTCTGCTGCTGTAAAGCTGGTTGCCAGCGGTGCCGTAATGGTGTATCCTGGCGTTTTATTACCGGACTCATCGTAAAAATCGGTAGCAATTCCACCGGCGGCCTGTCCTGCCTTAAGGGATGCTTCAAGAGCATTTTCAATCAGCGCAATTCCCGCATCAGTGAACGGAACCTTCTTATTCGCCAGATACACATTGTAGATCTCTGACTGAATCTTACTCTTTAACCAGTCACGGAACCGGATGATGTCGATCCACTCATCACCTAAGACTTTTCCGCCCTGTGTGATATTCTTCTTTGCGATCTCAACGTAGTAATTCTCATTCGCTGCGTCCATCTTAGTCACATCATTGCTACTGAAGATACCCGCAGTAATTAAGGACAACTGCTTAAAAGCCCATGTTTCCGATCCGGGATCATAACTGCTTGTCTTTGCACAAATAGCAACATGCAGATACGGATCGTAATCTGTGTTCTGATTTGCTGCAAGCCTCCATACATGGGTTCTCATGAGTCCGCTCTGTGTGATTACAGACTCTTCATCTGCTGCAAGTGTAACTCCAAGCAGCTTCTCCAAAGTCTCAACGTAAACAGCAAGGGCATTGTACTTAGAATGGTCAATACCGGCCGGAAGGATATGATACCAACCGTCAGTACTCAATGCACGCTGTACTGCATCGGTCGGTTCTTCATCCGTTAATACCGGTGCAATATAGACTCCCTCTGGTGCAGGGTTCTGCGCAAATGCTGTCTGTGCTGCAATGTAAGCTGCTGATGTAGTCTTATATCCAGCACCTGTGATACCGGTTAAGTCCGTATAGTACTTCACTTCACCCTTTTTATCGCTATCCACAGCAGGAGTCACGATAAGAAGACCTGACATTGATTCCTCAGACATAGCAGGGCTTTCAATGCTAATGTCGCACTTAACAATACCGTCAATTGTATTTGCCACTTCTATTCCTCCTTCACTTCATTCTCATCTATCATAATTTCACTTCTAGTTACTAAATCATAGGTTCCACCGCCTGCTGACGTTGGTTGCCAGTTTTCTTCGTCAGGAGCCTTTGCAGCAGCCCAAATACCGTCATTGTATTCTTTCTCTTCAACTGGTCTTACAAGCCCATATGCACCTGATGTGGCCTGTGTAAAGCTTATCGTAAGTTCTACCATAGCCCGGTACTCTGTCTTTGCTTCTCCCAGCATGGAAGGAACCGACTGGACCGGATTTAAGATATCTACAGCAAGATCATTGGCAAACAGCTCATCTGTGATCTCTGGACTGTCCAGATACAACAAAAACTCATTCATATCGGCCAGCGTATCATCCGAATACCCACCACCTGGCATCTTGCCGCCCTTAGAGAAAATGTCTACTTCCAGGGTAACTGTACTGCTGTAGTACCGTACTGGACCGTCATCTTCCATTTCCTCTGACGGAAAAGACTGTCGCGTTGGATTTCTTAGGGTCAATAAGACCACAGGAAGCTCAGGCTTCGTTCCAACCTCGTTAGACCAATAAATGGTAGCCTTAGAAAAATAACGGGCTACAAGATCGTATACGTACTCTTTCAGGTCATACAGTCTCATTCTGATACCTCCGGTTCTGAAAGATACTCAGCAGCCTCATTTTCCGGCACTCGGACAAATTCACTTACATAATGCGCAAGGAATGTGTTTCCGGCATATCTGCACTGCATACATTTCCACCAGTGCCCGTCATACCAGATCCAGTCCGCATGTGTGCCGGATAACTGATCCTCAGGCTGTAACTTCCCATTGGTCCAGGCTTTTATTCGTGGTTCTCTCCGCCCGCCCTCTGTTCCTTTGTAGGACTGATCTGACGGGTTCTGTACATCTGCATAGATCTTGCTGTCTTTAAAAGTAAGGGCCTCACGTCCCCTTAGAATTGATACCGTGAACTTTCTCACAAAATACGTCTTTCCAAATATGACCATTAGGATCCCCCCTTCTCTTTAATCTGATATTGAACACTGCTTCTCATTCTTCCTGTATCAATAAGCGGTTTGTCAGACTTTTTCTTCCGTATCGTTGCCGGTGCATTCGGAACATACTCTCCGTTTGTGATTTCTTCCTGCATTTGCCCTTTCAGGTATACGCCCATTTCACGCAGGACCTGTTCCGCTGTCTTTCCCTTCAAAATCTGTACTACCATCTTATCCAGCATCTTATCAATATCAGTCTGATGCAGATCTACCGTATTACGAATAAACGGCCTGGAAGGTATCCCCCGGCTTGTGCCGAGTTCATTCCACGCCGCTATATCACATAAATCTGTACCGTCTTTCTCTGAACCATTTCCACGCTGAAAACCAATAAAACATTCCAACTTATCCAGTTCTCTTAATGCTTTCTTTAGTTTTTTTCCTTCTGCCGTGTATTCATCTCTTGTGATTTTTACCCTTGCCATGATCGCACTCCGCTTCCGTCTATCGCAATGGTCATAACAAGGCTGCGGCGCAATGACACAAACTGCACACCGTACACGGTCTTTGCGTACTCAGCGTCAGCAGATCCAGCAGCCAGGATCGTATTAGCTGATGTATCGAATGACACATTGGTTTCACCTTCGGAAACACTTGCCACTCCATTGGACGATAATGCCGCTAACGTATCAGACAATTCCTCAGGTCCAACCGTTCCGTATCCAGACAGCTTAAGCTTATGCGCCACAAGAAGTGCAACTGCATACTCATACTGATGCTTGAACTTCACCTTGCTGACCATAGGCCGCATGAGGCTGATCCACTTTTCTAACTTATTATCTGCAACATCCGAAAACTCCGGCATTGTAAGCCGGATGATTTCGGTTGCGTTCATTCCATTCGATGGAGTGGGCATGTTGTATCCTCCTGATCCCTTATTTTGTGGCAGCAGCCTTCTTAGCGGTAGTTTTCTTTGCTTCCTGGACTTCTGCTGTAGCTTCGGTCTCTGGAGTAGCTTCTACCTCTGGCACACTCTCAGCCTTTGGTTCCGCAACCTCTTCCAGGTTGCCATAACCGATGTACATCTTTACCCATTCCTCAGTTCCGGTAACTTCCATAACTTCGCCTGGAAGTAAGTGGAAGTCCTTGTTACCGATGATCTTTTTTCCAACGTTCTTGATCTTCATAGTCTTTTTCCTCCCTTAAATGCCTTTAGCAAGAACCATGCTCATAGGGTAGTAGATCATAAGACCTGCTGTCCTGGACTCACATGGAATAACAGTCTCTAAGTTCTTAACCTGGATCGGATACTGCTTGAACGGCATCGGGATCTCCAGGGAGAACTTGTCTGGATCCTTGGTGTACAGGAACATACAGTTCTTTCCAGTTGGATTGAACAGCTTTGCCCCCTTGCCTAACTCATTCCAAGACTCAAAATTCTTGATATATGGGCTGTGGTCCTTGATAAAGCTCAGGACAGTTGTCTCTGTATCCGGGATACGGCGGGTTGCCAGATCCATGTAAATGTGGGACGGCAGAGCCAGGGTATCCGGGCGCTCAATAGACTGGGTAAGGTTGTCTACATAAGCCTGTAAGCCGTTGATGTCTGCTAAGATCTCATCAGCGGTCTTATATGCAAACTCAGTGTGCTTGCTTCCTGTTTCTCCAACCTCAGAAAGCGCATACTCAGGAATACCGGAATCAGCAGAGAAAATACCGATCAGCTTGTGCTTTGCGGAGCCAACGAACGCGATCTGGTTGATCTTCATGTCATGAGCTCTTCTGGCAGCAGTAGCCTTTCTGGCATCCAGGGACTTTCCGGCATATACACTCGCACGCATTTCCTGGGCGTTGTAGCCATAAGAAATACCAGCAGAGCAAATATCTACAGTGGTAGGCTCACCCTTTACATCCGCTCTTGGAAGGTCATCAGCGTAGTTGTTGATGATGTCAGCAAGACCGGTAAGCTCATATCCGTACCAGGTAGCGGTCTCAGCGCCTTCATTGATGTCGGATGTAATCGGCATAAAGTTAAGAGCTGAAAGCTCTGGGTACTGCTTGTCATAAGCTTTAGACTTTACCTGATCAAGTTCACGGGCAAAAAATACGCTGGCATCCTCTACGCCGTCAAAACGGTGTACCGCAGGAACTCTTGATCTGGAAAGCTCAATAACAACCTCACTTTCCCGCAGACGGCGGGCATCGATAGAATCATATCTTTTCATCGTTTTTCCTCCTATTTCATCTCAATAACGGCAATTCCGTTTTCTGCATCTGTTCTCTCTGATCCCAGGAAAACAACATTAGTAAGAGCAACCTTGGAAGTCTCATCAGCATCATCCGCATCAGTAAACTTTCCGGCATTGTCTCCGGTCAGGATCAGCGCAACACCTTTTCCGTAAGTGGTTGTGGCAGTAGAGGCAATCAGCGCCCAGATCTTACCTTTGTTCATAACACCTACTACGCTTCCTTCTCCTGTAGATACGGTCCCGTTCATCTGATATTCAACCTGTTTGGAACCATGGACATATACGCCCTCAAAGGTTGCAGCTGTAGCTCCTGTAGCAGGAAGCTTTACAGTCTCACCCGCAGTTGCTCCAACTACCAGGCCCATACCTGCCTTAACATCGCAGTTAGGATCTACAGTTCTGGTAACAATGGATTTACTGGATAAATCAAAAATACCGCCTGGAAGTCCAAGCGGCTGGTTGTAGCCATAATCGGTCTGTCTCATAATCTCTTACTCTCCCTTCTTGGTCATCTTGTTAATCATTTTCTGTCTTGCGCTGTAAGCTCCGCTCACATCATTAGAAGAATCCATACGGCCGCCGTCCTTCTTGCCAAGAACCTTGCGCATGTTGGCAGCAACAGTTTTTCTGTTCATGGCCTGCTGTACTGCAACCTGGTAAGCACCATTGACATACTCTCTGGATTTTCCGTCTAACTTCATCTTCGGATTTACAGCATTAATGATCTGCTTCTTACCGTCCATTACACTTCTTGGAACAAAGCCTGCGCCAAATCCCAGCTGATTAGCCATCTGGCAAATAGAATACATTTCGGACCAGTTACGCTCTACAGAGTCCATCTTAAGGCTGGTATCTTCTGCCTGTGCCTCAGTGTCGTCACCGTCCTCTTTCTGATTCTCAGGATCAACGTCATCATCATCCTGGTTCTGCTTCTCTGGATTTTCCGGATCATCGTCTTCATCCGTTTTCTGATCATCTGGCTTGTCTGGTGTATCATCTTCATCGGCTGTCATATCGTTGGCACCGTTAAGTCTGTCTACTTCAGACAAAAGGGTTTTGATGTCTTCCTGCATAGCTGGAATCTCTGACGGATCAACAGAGCTGATATCCTCATCTCTGCGGTCCGCATTCTTACGAATCTGCTCAACCGGATCTGGATTGTCATCCTCATCTTCGTTGGCTTCCTGTGCTGCTAAATACATAGCAACCGCAGCATCCAGCTGTTCGGGTGTCAGATCAGCAGCGTCAAATCTGGTTTTCTTACTTCTCATTTCTTTTTTTCCTCCTTTTGATTTTCCATCTAAATTCAATCTGGCTTTGTGACCGGCTCTTGCCTGCTCTACAATAGCCAGATGATTGATGCGGATATTATGCTGAATAGCATCATATGGCTGACCCTGCCATACTCCGGGTGTTTCATCACAGTCGCAGTCATAACCAAGTGACAGCTCTCTCAGCCCTGCTTTCAGGACCTTTGAGTCATGGATGATGATCTCAGCCCGAACATTGGTTCCGTCCTGGATACCTTCTGAAAGAACTGTACCGATGATCTCTCGTGATACATTGTCTTTCGTGATGTCTCCAGCCTCATGCGTAAAGATGATCGGCTTCCCTTTGTAGGTCTTAAGGCTTTCCGGGTCGAACACGTCTTCCGGCAGCCTAAGCTCTCTTCTGATCGAACCGTCATCGTTCTGATACTCAAAAATACCGCAGGTGGTAACAATCGGTTTATCCCGTAAGTACCCCTCCGGCGTAAAATAAGCCGCTGTCAGTGGCATACTGTCCAAGCGACTCACTCTCTTCAATTTCATCGGCCTTTTACCTCGTTTTTTGTGATATCTACTGGCACATCCAACGTATCAAAATCAAATACAGGGATTGCAACACACCGGCACTGGTAATCGTCTCCAGGATGTCCACGCCTCCCGGTCCTTGTGTCAATAACCGGAGGATCATTCCAACTGAATATCTTTCCATTCAACCGCTTATGATCCTTGCGAACTCTGGAGTCCCCTGAGTCAGACCATTTATACCGGTTCACTCCGCAAGACTTCTGCTGGTGCTGCGTAATCTTGCTGTTGAGCTTTCCCATTTGATCTCTTGCGATCAATCGTGCATGTGATTTTGTCATGCTGTAATTACGCTGGATCTCCTTTGTGATCGTTGTGATCGGTTTACCGTCCAAATAGGACTGAATGACGATCTTTTCCATTTCATCCAGAGCATCATGTGGGATCGTAACGATCAGGTCAACGTTCTCTTTTACCCACTTTTCCAGAATGTCGGTATAAAAAGGGCCATCGAAATAGTCCTCCAGGATGTTTACTCCCAGGGTCTTTCCAATGGCCTTTTTCCATTCTTTTACTGTCAGCTTTCTGGTAGCGCTGGCTATACTATTTAATTTTCTGCCCGTCTGATACAGCCCGATTGCTGCATTTAACTTCTGACGAATCGTGTTAATAACACGCCTCAACCGGATGACCGTGTTATCGACATCCCGCCAGCGCTGCAATGATCGTTTCTTTTCATTCTCTTTTGCTCTGGAACCTTTGGCATCCGTCCTTTGTACCGTGTCTGCATCTGCTTCTTTTAACACCTGCAGCAATTCCGGCATGGACTCTTTCAATACAGCCCTATAAATATCAGTCAAGAACGCATTAGCAAACCTCTGATAGTCCCGTTCTGTCGATTGCGGGAACTTCGGTGCATACTTGCTGGTAACATACGGAGCATGGTATTTCTTCTTTAACTGCTGACTTAATGCCTCATTTTTATCCATGGCCGTTATCCTCTGAAATGGCCTTCATAAGAAGATCTATCCCCGCAGCAAACGGAGGGAACAACTTTTCTTTTTTCAGATCACTTAATGGCAACCATTGTGCTTCTGTCATTTCTTCATCATCAGCAGCAACATTACCAGTGTAGCTGGTTGTTAGATACACGTTTGAAGGCAAATACAGGGGCAGGGAGCCTTTGTAAACTCCTATGTGGTATAAGTTATGGGGTGTGATTTCAAACTCTTCCTGTGCCTCTCTTACGGCTGCCTGTTCTGGCTGTTCACCGTCTTCAACATGGCCTCCTGGGCCACATATCGTGCCATCGTCTTTTCTTCTGCCGCATAAAATCTTTCCTCCGTCAATTACAATAACAGCAGCACCTTGCCGCTCATTTCCTTCAACTGCATCTGTTGTTTCTTCCTGGCTTTCTTCTGGGCCAACCTCATGGCTCTGATTATCCTCCGGGGGCTGCTGTTCAACGCCAGTAGGAAGATTTGCCGCCATATCATCCAGCCCTAAATCATCCTCGGACAGAACCTCATCAATCTGATACTCATCAGACTCAGCAAGGCTCCTGCGTACTTCCTGAGGATCCAGTACCTGCATATCAACATAAGTCTGTGTTGCCTGGGCCTTTGTAAGTGCAGCCTGGGCTTTGGCACTATCAAGCTCTGCCTTTTCTTTCTCAGACATACTCCACAATGGGTTAGGAACCGGGGCAAAATCAGGTATGCTGTCAATTCTTCCACAGTTACGTTCCGCAGCGAGAATTAAATCTACCAGGTACCGCAGGTTGTCCGTGATATTCAACCCCTGCAACTGTCCCACATAATCATAATAGTTGGTCAGATCCCCTTCACCGGTTGCATTTTCACCAGCAGGAGAACGTCCAAAAAGAACCGTCTGGGGAATGTTTGTAACTGCTGATAACAAGTTACAGCTCTCATCCACAATATCCTTAACACCACTAAGTTGGAATGTCTGGAAAGCCCAGTCTTCACCGTCAGCATCGATTACCATTGTGTTAAGCAGACTGCGGGCCATATCAATAAGCTGCATACGCTTAATGACATCATCCTCACCGTCTTCCGTACTGAGAAGAGCTGAAAGGTTCTTCATCTTGTAAACAGCCTGTACACAGCGTTCCAGGAGCCTGTACCCGTTTCCATGGGTTGTGATCGTATCTCTCAGTTCTCTTCTAATACGGTTGTACTCTGGCGGCCCAAAGAACGTATAGTCGTTAGCTGCGGATCCTGTTCTTGGCATTTTACCATTACGGAAGATCAGCAACCTGGACTCATGTACTCTAACCTGGCTTCCACCATATACCGGCGAAATGTTGTAATACTCCGGCAAACCAAAATGCTCCATGGAGTCATACTCTAAATCCCGCATGAATACGGACGTATAATCAGGTGTGATCTCCGGCCGTTCCAGTACAACCAGGCTTGTAATATTGATTACATTATCCCGGTTAACCGGTTCGTCCCAGTCTCCACCATCATCAACACCAAGTAATATGGCAGCTCCACCAAAAAGTCTGGACCACTTCATTGCTTCTACAGCTTTGGAGTCCCATTTTAACTTCGCCAGCTTCTCTTTGACGCTTTTCTCAATGTCAGCATCTGCGATCTTTAAATCATATCCATTCTTCAAGGCAAGCTCGGACGGCTTGTTGATAATGTTCCCAAACAGACCATTGGTTGCATAGATCTGAGCCAGATCTACATCCGGCGTTGGATTCTCGTAAGCATATGTATAATTTTCAAGCGGGTCTTTGCTAGTCCCGACTTTGTTCAACATATTAACGTATCCGTCAAATCTGGATTCCTTCACTCTATCACCTCCATTCTTTAACTTGTCAGTCCTTTAAGGTTAAAGTCCATGCCTACTGTAATCTCATTAAATGCAGAGCTTCCGGCATCGACCATATCTTTCCACTTTGACTCTGGGAAGGATTCTAACTGGTTAAGATATTCCTCATTCCAGGCCCCGGACATAATATCAAAATTTCCAAACTGCCATTGTGCAGCCATAGGTGTTGCTCTTGTTACCTTATCACCGGACTCTGGCAGTATACGAACATCATAGCCTGCTAGCAACTTTGCAAAGTTTTCTTTCTGATCCTTTCCTGCTTGTCCAGGATCCTGCGGAAGTCTCTGGCGTACCAGGCCAAATCTCCGGTACTTCTCTGCATCAACCTTTGCTGTCATACTGATGAGTTTTCTAACCGCTCCGGCCTGCAACTGCTGATTTATAACATCAATGACAAGGAACCGACCGCATTTTCTCTTTCCGATGAGTACACCGGCTGTAAATGCAGCGTCACCATTCTCATCTTTATCTGTAGCTGCAAGGTCCCAACCACGGCAAACAGCCATAATATCTTCTGGCAACTGGTCTAAAACATCGCCAAGCTGTGTCCTCTTAAAATACAGACCGGCAGCTGCTTTAATCTTCCAGTTTCCATATAGCAAGCGCTCTCTCTGCACAAGGGCCATAGCCTGTAAGTTAGCCAAATAGCCAGGGTCATTGTCCATCAGGATCTTGTTGTCCTGTAATGTACTGGCTATAAACGTTACACTCTTAGGCATCGTTTCAGCCTGCTTAGGTTCTATTCCGTTTTCGATAGCTCCCTGCACCGCTTCTTCTCTGGTATCAAACCATGTAACGATCTCATTCAAACGTACCATCCAACGGATCACACCAGAGCGTTCTGGTATCGGATAGCCAGTTTCCGGATCTATCCACCAGGAAATAAACCCGGCAACCCATGAGTCAGCATCTGGGTTACATGTCGCACGAATGTACGGGGATACACCGGAATCCGTACGGTTTCTGGACATCATATAAAAGAACTGATACTCAGTAAAATGAGTCAACTCATCAAAACCTATCATCGTGAGCTGTGATCCTTGCCAGTCATCGCAATCCTCATCTCTGCTCAGGTGAGTAAAATTGACTGTCGCACCTGATTTAAAGGTCCAATGTAGCTTAGGTGTCTTTAATGACTGGGCGCTTTTTATAAGACCATAGATTTTTCGTGAACTATCCCATAAACCACCAGGTGAGGTTACCTGAGTGTAATTCCGTCTAAAGATTGTTGCGTTGTATGCCCCATTGCTCATATGCCGAAGTGGCTCCAATAACAAACCGAACGTTTTGCCTCCGCCTGCTGCTCCACCATAAATGCAGATATCAGCAAAGGTTGACAAAAACTGTTCCTGAGGTCCTTTCTGCGGTCCCAATACGACTTTGTTTCTATTCATCGCTTATCTCTCCCATTGTCTGGAATATAGATCGTTACCTCAGTATCGTCACTATCCTGGTCTATATGATCTTGTGGTCTATCCTGCCAACGATCACGTTGCCTGTTCTTTAACCAGAAGATCTGAGCTGTCACATCTGGCGGAACACGCTTCTTTGTCTTTTCAACCTTTATCGGCTTTATGTTTCCATCTTTGTCATACTCAACGATTCTCTTCTCTTCCTCATACTCATAGCCTATAGCTCTTTCATACAGGCTTCTTATTACTTTGGCATCGGATACTCCTTTGCCTTCTCCAAGCGCCTTACCAAATGACTCATGTTCCTTGGCCCATCGTATAATGGTTCGCTTGGAGATTCCCATTGCCTCAGCAATCTCTTCATTGGTGGCACCCATTGCAGCCAAAGACCACGCCCAGTTATCGTGGTAAGGGGCATTGTATTTTGGCTTAGCCGCCATACATTAACTACCTGCCACTTAGGTAGTCAGCGCATAGGTACTCGATCAGTTGCCACCTGTTCTTGCTTGTGATCATACCTTCTTTTTCAGCTTTCTTTATGGCCTGCTGGATAACAGAAGCGGACTCACCTGGTACAGCATTACTGCCGAATAACTTAGCAAGGTATGTCCACTCTCCTTCTTCTGTAAAACCGCAGTCATCCATTTTTTGAGTAGCATTCTCGATCATAGAATGAACAGCAGCACCTACATTTCGGATATCCGTGAACTTCTGGTACTTGCTCAGTGCCTCTACAAAAGATTTACACTGTTCGTATGGAGCAACGCCTATGATGTCTGGAGCTTTACTTTCCAGGTCTTTAACCAGTGCGTCCATATCTTTTACCTGATGAGGTAAGAATGTAAACGTCACGTTCTTAAAGTCAAACTGAACCGCAGGACTCAGCATCTTATCATACTGTTCCAGCGGTTCTTCCATGATCTCTTTGCCGACAAATGACTCGATCATATCGTCTACATCATCTATCATCTTTACGATTTCTCTCAACGTGCTATCATCGTCAAAACCTGAGATTGCATTGTGGGCCAGCTGCTTTGCTGCAATCTTACTTCGTGAGAGGCCGGATACATCGACAATTGCGATAATTTCCTTCAACTCAGCAGCGCGTGCGCTCTTTACTCTGTGATGTCCGCTGATAATCTCCAGCTTACCATCTACCAAAACAAAAAGAGGCAGACTTTCCAGCTGTCCCCGCTTCTTGATGTTAGCGGTCAACTGGTCCTGCATCTCATTTTTCATGATCCTGGCATTGATGTCCTGCTCCTTAACCTTATCTAGCGGAACCTTGGCAATCACCAAGCCAGAACCCATATCGTAAATTACTTCGCACCCTTCGATTTGCTGGATGTCTTTGATCTGTTCATCTGCCATTCGATTTCCCTCCTTAGCCATTCTTGAAGTGTCTGCTGTTCAGTTCTTCCCTCTATCAGTTCAGCTTCATATGTGAGCTTGTAACCATTCTTCTTGTCCTCAACTCTGTTTACCAGCTTCATAATACCTCTGACTTCTTTGTTCTCCGGGTATCTGGTAAGCATTGCGGTACGCATCTTTGTGACCTTTTCCTGTTCGATGTTATCCAGAAGAGTATCTACAAACTCTCTATTCTGTGCCAGCATATAACACAACCGGCCAAGGCGATAAGTCTTATGAGGTACTTTCATCACATACCACACAAATACGCTGTCAGCAGACATCTTTGAGATACCGAATACACCGGCCACATATCCATCTATCAGCAATGCTCTGTTAAATGTTGCCGATGAGCCCACAAAATTGTGAGTCCATAACTCTCTGTAATACTGAGCTTCTGCCGACTTGATCGGAATAACCTGTACTTTGCTATCTTCCTGAATAACATAGTCTCTTGGAAGCATACTGCAATCTAATGGTTGTAGCTTACTCTCAGCAGGTCGCTTAATCTTCTTTCCATTTGCCAGGGCCGTTGCCTCTTCCTCACGATTCGTGGTTATGTAAGCATTCAGGTCTGCTCTGGTGCCTGATCTGGCATATATCGTATGCCCTACAGCCTCTCCTACCTTCTTTTCCTGATAGCAGATAACCAGTGCCTTGGCATTCATACAGAGATCATAAAACTTCTGATGGCCTGTCTCTGGATCAAATAGTTCATACTGCGGTTCTTTCCAGGTCATTTTGCCCTGTGTGTCGTAGAACTTCTCATATCCTGAGAAATATGTCGGCGGATTTGCGATAATCAAAGCGTGTGGATCGTCTAACACTTCTTTCAGATGCTCCCACATATCCAATGGCCTGTAGCTCATTCCGCCTAACAGGTTCCTGATAACTTCTATCTGCCGATTGATACTCTCGATGTGTTCCTCTCGTCTGATGCGTAGGTCTGTGAGTATCTGGTAGAAATAATCATTGCCCGCATTCTTAGAGGTTCTAAGGTACAATTGTGCATATAATGCCGTTGCAGGATCGAGAAGCTCTTCATCGCTAAAGCCTTGTGCATGGATCTCCAACGGTTCCAATGACTGGCCGGTTATCGCATAACCAAGGACCGTTGACATCATATTGACATCACTGGTTTCAATCTGCTCCGGCTTAAACCCATTCTGTACCGCCAAATTTGCCATTGCAAAGGTTCCTGCACATGGCTCAACGAACCTTGTATACCCAGATTTGGCAGCCGTCTCTATCAGAGTAACTAAAAACTTCTGCTCCGATGGACCTAAACACCCCAGGAACATAGCTCCTGGGTCCATGAAAAACGCCATATTCTTGTCACCTTCCCTTAATTTTGTTCATTATATACAAAAAGCTGAGGCAGCTCCTTGATACTAGCCTGGGGATTTTTGATACCACTCTCAGCACATTGCACAAAAAAGACCTCAGGCCCGAAGAACACTGAGGTACGTTCCTAATAACAAATAAGGCACCGTACCCTTGCGGATGCGATGCCGTTGTTTTTGGACCGGAACCCTGCGATGGACAGGACCTTAACTATGGAATAGCCACATGCTACTTACACCAGTTCCGGATATTAAATTAAACACCTGCCAAACCAAATAAACTCAGCTGTTCATAACCGGGCTCTTCTTTCCTGGTTTCAACTGCCTTCTTAGCAGGTTCCTTACTTACTTTCTTAGCAGCAGGCTTCTTGATCTTCGGCTCTGACGGATCGTATAACTCTTCAATCAGTTCCCCGGTCTTTTCAGCCCACCATTCAGCAAATACAGTTCTGTGGCACCAATCTCCCGGTACTCTTACATCTTCATAGCAAAGAAGCACAAGTTCCTTCCCTTCGGCTCTTGCCTCTTCATCCATACACTGAACCATATCAATGATCTTTCCGTTTCCAATCCCTGCTAACTTCTCATAATATGCAGGCTTAAATCTTTCCAGATCCATGTTCAGCATATACCCTTTCGGTGCCAGTGAATAGCACTGCTTTCTCAGGGTATATCCCAGATGAAACTTAGGAAGTCCAATGCTGATCCCTACCGGGTAATACTTACCACTTTGTAACTCTTTGTTGCTGTACCTACTAACCCAAATTGCCATTTCAACCACTCCTTTGTACTGGTTTTTCTATAGTTATATTATACTATAAAAGCCCCCCTATGTACATTGAAATAGCCTTAATTAACCGATTGTTAACATTTCCGTTTAGGCTGATCGGCAGGGCAAAAACCCTGCCTAGCCTACCCTTGGGAAGGAAATCAATGCCGTTTAAGGGGTGACACATTTAGGTTATCGGCTAATTATCATATTAACACTTAATCTTTCTTATGGCAACCTACTCATTTTCTACCCCGTTTTTACGGCCTCATACACCTATCAAAAATCCGCTCCCAATAAGTAAATAGCAACAATTCCGCAGGCTATCCCTATGTCCTTGTAGACGGTCTTATCGCTTATATTTTCTACTCGCGAAATTTCCTGTGCCGTGTACGGTTTTTCTTCCAGATACATCATTTTTAACTCTCTGTAGCGCCGCTTTGCATCTTTACTTCCGCTCTTTTCGCACTCTTCTCGGTACATTTCCACTGCTTTTTCTATCCGAAACGCACAATATAGATCCTCTTCCCTCTTGCGCTCCGCATCTTTTATGGTCCTTTCAGACTTTCCTACTATATCTTTAGCATTTCCCATGAGGTCTTCAATAAACTTCCACCTCAGTTCTGCCTGCTCGTCTGGTGTGAACTGCTCCCCGTCTGATAACGTGGCTTTAATTCTCCTGTAAGAGCTAAGCAGCTTTTTGGTCTTTCTTACCTTATCTTCCTCTTTTTTACGTCTGCGTTCTTCTTTTCTCTGCTCTTCCTTGAACGCCTTTACCCCTTCCTGAGCACCAACAGCTGCTATCTGGCTGATCTGCTCCTGCGTGAGAACATAAACCGTATCTCTTTCATTTTCCATTTTCTCCGTTACCATAGCCGCCTCCTTGACATTTCATGCATTTCCCTTTACAATTGCTATATCGATCTTTTGAAAGGGTCTTGGCTACATGCCAGGGCCTTTTTTATGTTTAACGGAAAGAGCCTCCTTTCAGGCCGGGAAATGGAGGACTTGATAGGAACCCGGCCTTTGTAATGTTGGTCAGCAAGTATTTTTTTCTTATGGGTATTACTGTGGGTATAATAGTGACATATATTCTCCTGACCACAAAGAATTTATATGTATCAGCTCCCTTTTACAGGAGCGGGATACCGACTTTAAATATCATCTTCTCCAATGGCCCTGATGATTACTTCTACCCTTGGAGTATCTGAATAAAACTTCCTTACCTGCGCATCCACAACAGCTGAGTCATCATGGTATGCCACCAGGTTCAGGCTATCGCAAATGATTTTTCCTATGTTATCCCAGTCTGGCTTCTTTGCCGGACGGATCCGGTGTTCCAGCATTGCTTTTGCTTTTTTCTTGCTGGTAGCCTTTGGAACCGCATAATAGGCAATAATCTTAACATCCAGCATCGTACCGTCAGGAAACACCTTTCCCTTGGCTGCTTCTGTATAGAACAGTTTCACCATGTTCTCATAATTGACCGTTTCCTTTGGCGTGTATGCCTGGCTGAACTTTCCTCTATTTACAACCCTTGGCCGCTGCTTTCCAAATGGCTGTCCTGGTATCGTAAACCTGATCGACTTCATTTCCTCGACCTCCGTCATTTCAACCTCACGCATTGACCTTTTCTCCGTTCAGATAGCCCTTTAAGACATCTGCCTTTCTGTTAAGCTTTAAAATCTGACCGGCAAGGTCATCTATCTGTTCATGCAGCGCATCTACTTCTTTTTGGCATAACTCCCTAACAACTTCCGGGATATCCTTTATCCTGACAAGCCTTTCCTTTTCCCGATCTGTCATATCCTCTGGTTCTTCCAGCAACTCTTCTGCGGATCTGTATGGCTCAAATGGTAAAGCTGTCTGAATTTCTGGCGTCTTGGATCGTATATCCTGTATCTCTTCTTCAATCGATGATGTCAGCTCCTTAAAGTCCAGATCGCCTTCACCACCTGTAATTGCCACGTTGTCCACTTCATCATCCTCAATAGAAATATGTTCTTCTGCAACCAACGTACTCTCTGTCTGGGTGTCCATAGCTGGGTGGTATGGTTTTTTCTCAACCGGTTTAGGCGGTTCTTCTGCCTTTTTGGGCCTTCCTACTTTCCCTAATGTTGATTTAATGGCCTTAGTCTTCGGAGCCGAAGCTACTGGCTTATGTACATTCTTCTTTTTTGGAACCGGCTTGATCTCTGCCTCAGGGATCCCAGCCTTTATCAGTATTCTTTCAATGACCTCAGGATCACACGCATTCAGTTCTGACAGGACAATTACCTGATTTCTGCCTTTGTTGGATCTTTTGTAGTTAAACACGATTTCTTTGTCTGTCATCTGCATTACAGCTCACCTCCTGCGCTTCCTTCATCTGACTTTACATCAAATACCTGAACAAAATAATCTAATGTCTTACCTGTTGCTTTCTTCCTCTTAGTTGTCCTGACTGTATAACCATTCTTTACCAGAATGGAAGCTACTGCCAGTCTGTCTTCCTGCCTATCGATAAGCAGCTCTGCTATCTTTCTCATCTCCATATACCTATCCCTCCAATAATCTGCTTGTTTCTTCAAACCGCTTACGTGCCTGTTCAATCCTCCAGGATCCCCCTGTTACTCTTACCGGGTGGCACATCTCAAATATCCGGTCATATATACGCTGATATCGGATATCCTGTGTCTGCTGCATATCCTTTAAACTCAGGTTCGTTGTCAGGATCAGCGGCTTCCCGGTCCTGTACCGACTGTCTATGACGTTGTAAACCTTTTCAAGAGCATAATCGGTACTGCGTTCTGCTCCCAGATCATCTATAATCAACAGCTTTGCTGCATTGATCTGGGCCATATACTCAGACTCATCTACATCAAAGCCCTGTAGCTGTGGTAATATCTTTACGAATGATGTCATAACCACAGATATACTCCTGCTTAACAGCTCATTTGCTATGCAGGCAGCAGCATAACTCTTCCCGGTACCGACATCGCCCCAGAACAGGATCCCACGGTTCTGCTCATAGAATATAGAAAAATGCTCCACGTAGTTTCCTATGATCCTATGCAGCTTCTCATTATCCGCAGTTTGCGTGAATGTCTTCAGACTTGCTGATCGCAGCTTGCTATCCATGAGGCTTGCACTCTTTAACCTTTCTATCCTACGCATCTCTTCCTCATGATCCAGGCGTTTTTGCATGGCTTCCCTTTCCTGAACCTCACACTGGCAGATGCAGCGGACTATCCTGGTCTCACCTTCAAACACTAACCGCTTCTGTTTCTTAGCCTTGCACTTTCCACAATATAAAAGACCGTCAATATAATAATCTCCGGGCTTTTCCTCCGGCTTTACTGATCCAGCCTCAAAAAGACCCTTTGCAATTCCATGGATAATGCCATTTGTATGTATGCCCGCATTACCGCTACTATTACGGTAATCATTACCGTTACTATTACCGCTACTCATGTAATCACCTACTTCTATGATGATGGAAGGAAACCGCCAGATCCTGTATCATCTTCATCCGGGCTACTTCTTCCCTGCTTAGGAAGGTAATCTATAAATGGCGTGTTATCACTCAGAAACGTTTTAGCATGTTTTATGTACGTCTGATCCGTATGCTCCAAAGTACACCTTCTGGCATACTCTTTCGCTGCTGCTAAAAGCTCATCCTCACTAAACCCATCTTTCAATCTGGTGCAATACTTCTTATACGCTTCTGCCTTACCGATCTTCCGTGGATATATCTTCCAGAACTCTTCAAACTTCTCTGAATACTCTCTGTTCTTAACCTGCGGCACACTCTTTTTCTCTTCCTCCGGTACTTCATCCGCTTTCTCCTCAGATTCTGGATGTTGCGGATCCATGGATTTACTTTTCTTACCTTTCTTATCTGTATCCGGCTCTTTATTCTCTCTTTCCTTTTCTCGCTGACGTTTCCGGTATTCCCGCTGCCTTCGATTGTTGTACTCTCTCATATCTTCTGCTAGATACCATTGCTTCTGCCATTCTTCCCAATCCTGAATAAAAAGCACATCACCCTCAAACCTTATCCAATCATTATCAATAAGAGCCTGAACTATATCTTCCTGATCCAGATCATTACTTTTGCCAATAGTCAGAACGTCTTCTACATCTTCTCTGATAACATCCTTAATCTCACCATAACGATCAGCGCTCTTTATGCACCACAACCATAACCTTATAAGTATCCCTAAAGCTTCATTTTGCGAACACCCAAGGCGTTTTGACAAAGATCTGAGCTTTGTCCCCATAATACTTTCATGCACACTTATCCAAGCCATAACCATTTACCGCCTTTCTTCCCTGGGTGTTCTATCTGTTCTATACATCTTTCAGCAGATCCAGGATCCCGATCGGACCTGTGAGTACCTTTGTCCTGCGGCAATATCCGCAGTTTCCACACCTTATCGGATTTTCAAGGCCTTCCTTTACCCTAAGTATCCGTGGCATATTCGTTTCTACAATGCTTAAAGCATTTTTCAGGAAGTTATCCGACACATGAATAACCTCTATGTTCGTTTCCTCCTCTTTTGTAGCTGCTGCTATGTAAAAAGGAAGCTTTTTCCCGGTGTTCTGCCTTACAATCTCCTGATAAACAGCTCCCTGGATGTCATAACCCCAGTACCGGATAAAATCCACTGGCCCCAGGTCCCGGACCCATTCATGCTTTGTAATGGATGCCATGACCTTTAAATCCACGATCACAACATCTGGAATGAATGAGTCCATTTTAATCTTCCACTTTGCCCCGAACAGATCTCCTGTCATAATGACCTGTTTCTGACCGCTCATACACTGCATAAAGAACGGATCCCGCTCAATCCTGGTAATGATCTGCTCTGCCTGTTTATATGGAGCTTTCAGCTCACCAGTCTGTGTGAATATCTCCGGGTTTTCTTTTTTAAACTGATCTAATGAACCCTCAAAATAAGAATCTACATAGCTTCCAACCAAAAGCGGTGTTGTTTTCTTCATGGCCCACTCACCGTTGAGTTCAGCCATTGCAGCAGCTTCGCATGCTACTTTTCCGTCAGTACCAGCAAATGCCTTAAACTGTGATACCGACATATATTCTTTGTTGGCTTCCTGACTGTAATAGTTTTCTGCCGTTAAAACCATTTTAGGCCTCCCGGTACTCTGCACCTACAAACTTGATATAGGCTAAAATCTTACTTAACTGCTCTTCTGTACTTCTGATCTGGATCGACATGATCTTTACTGCTGCATGAGAATAAGCCTGTCTCTCGATGTCAGCAACTGCCTTTCCAATTGGTGATACTGGGCCTTCTGGGAAGCTTGGATTCAGATCTGACAAATTATCTTCCTGTTCCTCCTGGCTCTTTCTATCACAATCCTTCATTTCTTCTACCATTTCTTTTCTCTGATTGATTGCTTCCTGTCTAACCCTGGAAGCCTCTTCATTCTCCCTGGCAATGCGCTTTTCAACCTCTTCCTTTTCTCTAGCAAGGGCTTCACGTCTTGCTGCTTCTGCTTTCTCCCTTTCAAGAGCCTCACGCTTCGCAACTTCTTCTCTTTCTCTCTTCTGGCGTTCTCTTTCCAGGATCATCTCTTTCTGTTTTCGGAGCTCCTGAACCTTTGTAAGTGCCTCAGATAATACCAGGTTCTTACCATAGATCTCATGAGCTGTATCCTTGAAGTCTTCCTCAATACCATCCAGGACATTCAGATCACCCTTTACCTGGGCTACAGCAGCATTGATAGCCTCTTTCCAGCTCTTCTTAGTCGTTGATGCATTTTCCCACCGGCTGTCATAGATCTTTGCCTTTAACTTCTCTGTCAGACTTCCAGGAAGCTCAGAAAACGTTTCTGCCATGTAGGTCAGGATCTCTTCCCGTCTCTTCCTCTTCTGCTCTTTCTCATAGTCCTTGATCTGTCTATCGATCATATCAATCGGATCATCAATAAGTTTTGTAATCTCCTTGACCTGACCTTCCAGAATCTCATACGGCTCCAGACATTTGGCCTTGGCTTCTTTTCTCCGGCTTTCGATGGATGTCTTAATCTTTCTCAGCTCTGCAACATCCTTCTTTGCATCAGCAATGACACTATCATCATAGATAACGCCTGTATACTGCTGTACTTTCTCTACGATTGCTGCCTTTAACTCTTCAAAATTCCAATTGATCTTGCCAACTTCCTGCTGTACTACCACCTGTAACTCATTCATCTTGTTTTCCTCCCATCCTTATTTCCACGGTAAACCTGATAACATTGCATCGTCCATTTCCATAAATCCGCTATTATCTGGCTGCTGTGCTGCCTGCTGATCCATATACTGCTGCTCAAACTGCTTAAAATCCTCTTCCTGGCTATTCTGCGGTGCTTTACTTTCTTCCGCCGGTACTGGCTCCCTATAAGCCTGCTGCTGTGCAAACACATTTACAGGAACACCCTTGTCCGGTAACGCTGCCGCATCGTCCTTTCTATCATCCAGGTACACCGGCTGACCGTTTTCAAACTCAACATCGCCGCCTGCGTAGAACGCCTGCCGCTGCTCAACATTATCAAAATTAAGATCGATCAGCTTGCAAAGTCTGCGGAGAACTGTCTTCTTGTACATCTCACCTGTGCTACTTTTCCATGCCTGGCTATCTTTAGCCTTGGAATATACATTCCTTACATTTTCGATGTCATCTTTGCTCATGGAATCGTACATCATGGATCCGTCTTTAAATACCACGACTGCAAAAGCTCCGATCATCGGTTCGTTTGAGAATGGCCTCGGCCTATACTTAATATTCTGTACACCTCCGTCTATTTCTTCTTCAAAAAAGTCACCCTCACGTACTACTTTGGCGTAAATATCCTTAATAGGGTTCTGGGAGAAACGCTTGCACATTTTGATTTCTCCCTTATAATCAGTTTGGAAGTTTAACTCTCCCGCATATGGGATTGCATAGCATTCACCGTTAAAATAGTCCAAGCCTAGGTATGCTGCTTTACACAAGCACACTGCCATGGATTCCATTGTAAGCTTGCTTAACTCAAACTTTTTCTTCTTATCTTTCAACATTTCTGCAAGCACGGTTACCGTGTTCAACACAAACCGTTCTCTGCTAAATCCTGCCGGAAGAGCTGCTTTATGTGTGGTCAGCTCTTTAATCATAGCTGTCTGAACTCCCTCTAACCACTGTTTATCTGTTACCTGAGCCATTTATCGTTCCTCCCTCTCTGCTACTGTCAGGCTCTCTTCGTAGAGCTCTAACCATTCCTCAACAGTCAGGCTTTCTAAACATTCCCGACATATACATCCATCTACTGTAAACAGGTACTCATCACCTTCATAGATACCGTCATTGCATCTGCAACACCGCTTTACCGGCTTTGCTTCTTCTGCATTCGGGCATCTGTGGCTGCACGGGTTCTGTCTGCATACCGAACACATTATGTATCACTTCCTTTATGTTTTCTGGCTTCTTTCTCTTCTGAGATGATCCAGGCAATCGTATGTAAGAGACATTCCAGGATATAGGCTCCCAACACTACTACCGGAAGTACCAGGCATTCACCTCCAAGAGCAAATACACCTCTCTGGCTGTAAGCTGTCTGAACTGCCTTTACTGTCAGTACCATTCCAACGGATATTGGAAACCACTCTCTAAGAATGAAACTCTTCACTTTTCTCATTGTGCTAACTCCTTTTCGATCTCTGCTGTCCTTCTTAGAACCTTTTCAGAATACTTTGTTTCGTAGATCTTACGGTTTGCCAGGTCAAGAGCTCCGGTCCCTCTCTGGTTGTTCAGCCCACGGTTATATGCTGATAATGCTACAGATACGGGATATCTTCTAAGCAGCTCCGCTATGTAATCGACCCCAACCAAGATATTCTGATAAGGGTCTTTAAGGTCTGTAGTTCCAAGCTTCTGCATCCTATCTGTATGCCAGCTTTCCATGACCTGCATATAGCCAACAGCCTGGCAGTTACTCTCAGCATCGTAGTGATACCCGCTTTCTACCTCGATCATGGCAAGTACCAGCGCATAATCAACGCCGTATTCCTGGCAAATCTTCCAGATATACTCCTGAATCTCAACAGGAAGGCTTCCACCGTATTCACTGTATTCCTGTGGAATCCGGTACTCTTTAAAGCCGTTTATCTGCTTCTCTTCCTGATCCGTGAATATCACTATGGGTTGCTGGATACTTGTTTCCTGTACTACAGCTTCCTGATCTGATGCCGTAATGCTTGCGGATGTAACACTTCTTGCATATCCTGTTACCCCGAAAAGCATATACGCTGTACTTGCAGCTACAACCGCCATTTTCAGCCTACGCCGTAATCTTATCTTCTGTATGCTCATTAGCTCTTCCTCCTGGAAGTGGTGTTATGAACAGCCCCAGGTCAATTCCCTTGAAGCTTTTCAAAGCTTGTTTAAATTCGGCCTCTCCGTGGATCCCATACTCATTTCTCAGGACCTCTTTCAGCCTTTCCACTTTCTCATTCACGCTTATCTACCTTTCAAAGCCTTCTCACCTGCCAGCTTCAATTCACTGATCGCCAGTGACATTTCATCCAGCTTACTGATAATCTTCTCCATCATTGGCTTCTCATCTTCTGAGATAGCGCCGTCAGCTGCAATGTTAATCAGGTCCTTTTCAATGTCCCGAATATCATCTTCATTGAACTCTTTAATAAGCCTCAATGCTATTCCCTCGATCCCGCTGACTGTTGTTGCCAGTGGAATGTGTTTTCCGATCGGACACTCATACTTGCAGTATCCGGTTCTCAGCTCCGGGCAGTTATACAGATCCGCCATTATCATGACCTTATCAACCGGAACCACTTTCGTATTCCCAAGTTCATAATCAGCCAAGGTATACGGTGAGATCCCAATCAATTCTGCTGCATTTTCCCGGCTATAAAGCCGATCATTACTCATTGCAGCCCTTTTTCTGGCTTGGAAATACACATTTGTGTTTTCTTTTACGGGTTCCTTTGCCATTGTGTTTCCCTCCATATCGGCCTATACTTTAACTATCCTCTTCCTCAGAATAGTTGTTTTCAACATTGAGATAGTCGCTTATCAGTTTAGCGGTCTGTACTGAATAAACCCTACCGCTGATAACTGAGGTGACATACTCCCTAGCTCTACCGATAGCCTTTGCTAGATCAGTGGGACTGATCTCCTGTCTGATCATTGCTATCCTCACCTCTTTGCACCAGGGTGACAGATTTCTCTTCATTTTCTCGCCCCTTTCTCACTTTTGTGCTTTACTTTTTTAAGATTTTCCCCTAAAATTAAAGGGAAGCATTTTGACAACCCGTCATCATGCAGTAAGTTACAACTCTATTTGATCTTGCCGGAAAAAATATCGTTTTTGTAACTTACAAATATAATATAGCTCACAAAAAGTAGTTTGTCAATAGTTTTACGTATTTTTTGTGAGTTTTGAAAGGTGATTTTTATGTTTTGGGACAACTTTACGAAGTTATGTGACGAAAAAGGATTAAAATATACGCCTACCATGATAAATGCTGGCCTAGCTTCAAGTAGCATTGCACGCTGGCAAGCCGGAAGTGCTCCAAACGGCAATTCCCTCGTAAAACTTGCAAAATATCTTAATTGCTCCACTGATTATCTTCTCACTGGTCAAGATTTCAAACCATCAGATACACCAAAGCCTTCCTACCAGGATACTCAGTTGCTGGAAATGTATCATACCCTGCCCGATCAAACGCAGGCTTTTATCAGGCTATCTATCTACGCAGCCTACATAGAAGAAATGAAAAAAAGGCCTTCTGAACCAAAAAGCGATTCAGAAACCGAATGATCTACATAAGTAAATTTTATACTCCATGAACTCTTAAAAGCGAGTTTAAGCCCTTATAGCCCCACATATGATAAAATAGTTGCATCATCAAAATAAGCCCCTGTATGGGGCTTTTCTCTTGTTTTGGAGGTATTTTTTATGACAAATAATGCAGCATCCGCACGGGTAGCAATCTACGTCCGTGTTTCCACCTTATATCAGGTAGACAAGGACTCACTGCCGATGCAGAAGCAGGATCTTCTGTCTTACGCAAAGCTCATGCTGAATACTGAGGACTGCATGATCTTTGAAGATGCCGGGTACTCCGGTAAAAATATGGATCGCCCAAAGTTCCAGGAAATGATGTCACAGATCCGTACCGGGACCTTTACACATCTGTTGGTCTGGAAGATCGACCGTATATCCAGAAACCTTCTGGACTTTGCTTCCATGTATGCCGAACTCAAAGAACTTGGCGTTACCTTTGTCAGTAAGTCCGAACAATTCGACACTTCTACTGCTATGGGCGAGGCCATGCTTAAGATCATCCTGGTATTCGCAGAGCTTGAACGTAATATGACTTCTGAGCGTGTAACTGCTACCATGATCTCCAGAGCGCATAATAGGCTGTGGAACGGTGGCCGGATCCCTTATGGCTACAACTACGATCCTCAAACCAGGGAGTTTTCTTTCAACGAAACGGAAATGCCGTTAGTTATCATGATCCATGATATGTATGAGCAGCAGCGCTCTTTGGTACGTGTTGCCAGAGAATTGAATGAGAAGGGATACCGCAGCCGAGCTGGAAACTACTGGTCACCGGTTTCATTACGGCTTATACTAAAAAATCTTTTTTACTGCGGGGACTACGTTTACAACAAACAGAGAGAAGGAAACCGTCAGAAAGTTAAAGACGAATCAGAATGGGTTATAACAAAAGAGCATCATCCTGCGATGATATCCAGGGATCAAAAAGAACACGTTATAAAAATATTGAACTCTAACTCCAAGTTATGCCGGGAACGTGACATATACTCTGCTCCAGATCATGTACACGTTTTTGGCGGTCTTTTAGTATGCAGCTCTTGCGGGAAAACATTTAACAGCAGTCCTGGATCTATCACTCGTGATAAATGGCATTACTCAAAATATGGATGCTCTACCAGGCGAAAATCCACTACCCTGTGTAAATCCAAAGGCACCTCTGATCCGATCGTAGGCGAATTTACATTTAACTACATCCTGAACATGCTGAATGCGCAAGCCAACTTTGCAAGCATCAACTCACCTGCAGATCTGCAAAAACGCCTTTTAATCGGGGACACTTTTTCATATATCGATCATATAGAGGCTGACGGCCTGAATGACCTGTATAACATTCTGGCCTCAGGAAAAATAACCGGTGCTGTCTGGGGAAATAATGTAAAAGCTCCTACCAAAAAAGTAGCCGTTGAGTCAGAGCTTACAAAGATCAAAGCAGAAAAGCAGAAAACAGAACGGGCGCTTGACCGATTGCGTAACCTGTACCTGTATGTTGATGATGCTATGTCTGATGCAGAATACATTATCCAGAGGAACAAGCTCACTGAAACTCTGGACAACCTCAACGAACAAATCGGGCTTTTAAATACAGATACCTGGGAACAGTCCGTGTCTGATGAAGAGTTCATCCAACGGGCCAGTGAATTTATCGTAGCTCAGAAGCTAACCGGCCGGAAGTACGTGAGTTATAAGCGTCTGGCTAAATCTGTTGATGCTACTGTACTCCGAGATTTTGTCCTCAGCATCATAGACAGAATGACCGTAACTGACGGTAAGATCTCCAGCATCGTATTCCGAAATGGACTTTGCCACAACTTTGTATTCAAATAATTTTTAACTACGCAGCAAAAAATCTGCTGTAATTAAAAAAAAGGTGCCTTATTTTTAACAAAGGCACCTTGTCTTGTTTAAAAATGATCTATCTTGCATTAATACAAGGTGGATCATGCTTAATCCTGATCGTGGCTTGACCAGATCAACTCTCTTTTTTGAGGAAGTTCAGCTATTTCTTGAATAAGTGTATAACATGCCCGTTCAAAATGTGGCTTCAAAATTGTATACTCTGACAAACCGGAAACGGGATGAAACTTTAGATCATTGATATAATACGAAACCAACTTCTTTAACTCTAGCTCAGATTCGCCGTCTCCCATTTCACTTGTCGGCTCATCATCTGGATCCACACCACTATCCTTACTATACTGAACCGGACGTTCTATATCACTCTCTACACTTTTCTTTTCTGAATTATCTGCCGCAAATAAATACACATATTTGCAACCAACTAATTCCGATATTCTTAGAATATGAGGAACAATTATCTCCCAGAATACATACACACCAAACTTGAAATCTAACTTAATGCCTGGATCATAACTGGCATCTCTGCATAAAAACTTAATATCAATAGCTGGGTAGGTCTCCAAAACATCTTTAACAGCTGCACCTTCTCCACTATTCTTCGATGCTTCCTCACGTTCTTCTTTTAAGTTTGCCTGCTCCGCTGCATATGTAAGCAGATCTGCTGCTCTGTCTGAGTTTTCAATTTTTTCGTCAAATGCTCCGTATGCCTCAGATAACAGATTATTTGCTGCATCACGCTCGGCGTCACTTAAATTGTCTTTATGTATTTGCCGCATGGCCTTTATGAAATTATTCACACATTTTTCTTCTATCGGAGTCATTTTCTTATCACTTAAATCCTTATACAGGATCCCGCAATTAAGAGCATAATAATACGCTATCTTCCTTGTACGCTTATCTCTTACCAGGAAAACCCTTGTATTGTTATTGCTGTCATCATCCCAGGCATCATTGATAAGGTACTCCGCAATCTTACTTCCATACTTAGATTGCAAAAATGATCTTATATCCTCCCGGCTTGATCCATACATTCGCAAACTTTCAACGATCAAATTCTCCGAAAGATACTTCTTCTGTTTACTGATTGAATCCATGTTTCTTTCTAAAAAAGTCACAGGCATTAACTTTTACCTGTGACTTTTAGCTCCTCTTTTATGCGAATACAACACCTTTTCTTCTGAGCAGTTCACGCTTTGCATCAACCCTCATTGCGCTTAAACTCAACGTACGGCTTCCGTTCTCATTCGGTGCAAGACCAGCTCTTGCCTGCTTCCAGGAAAACTCTTCATGAGACAAAGAACTCAGATCCCATGCATTAAATTCATCATACCGCTCAAAAACAGAAGATACTAACTCTTTATCATCTGCGTTGAGCTTCTGGCGAACAGAAGCAAACATATCGCCGCCTTTGTATTCATTCCTTACTTTTCTGAGTACAGGGCCAAATTTCCATGCTTCAAACTGATCTTCAAACAGAGGATTATTTCTAAACATCAGTGACTCTCTCTGTGAAAAATACAGCATCTTATGCATTTTCATCTCATCCATATCGCATCCGTGCTTCTGGACATTCAGCTCATTCAAATATTTTGCAACAGCTAAAGTGCTTCTCATGCATAACCCTCCTTTCTTTTGTAAGTTTATTATACGTTATTTTTTCAAAATAAACCATATGTATTTTCATTGTTTTTTTGCTTTTTTACAATGAAAACATATACATTTTGCAAATTACAGCGCATACATAATGTAATCGCTCATGATTTAACCCTCCATTGTACTTTTATCTTTTTTCCTTCTACGGTATTCCCGCTGTCTCCGGTTGTTATGCACTCTCAGTTTTTCAGCGTTTGTTACCATGTACTGCCATTTTGACCAGTCCGCAGCCTGTAACATGCCATTTTCCTCTTTTATCAGCTTGGTACTGATAAGAGCGTCTACAGCCTCTTCTGCGGTGTATGCATCACATTTACCTCTAATCAGTGCATCTGCAACTTCCTCACGGCTTGTGCATGGGACATTCCCTTTTGTATCCATGAGCTTAACATTCCACATCCAGTACCGGACTATCAGGCCAACTGCCTCATTCTGGGAGCAATGCAGCTGCCTTGCAACGTTCATGGCTGCTATATCAAGGATCTGCTCTTTCACGCAGATCTGGGTACATGTGGCCAGAATACTCCGCTGTCTGTAAGTCCGCTTCGCTTCCGCTGCCGGTTCTGGTGGTTCTGGCTCCTTTGGTGGATCCGGCTCTTTCTGTGGCTCCGGTTCCTGGATCTGTGCCGGCTGTTCTGGTTCTTTGATCTGTACTGGCTGACTTCCTGCCGGTATCAAGCCTTGCAACTCTGCAAGCTGCTGATCCCGGTATGATATGATGTGCTGCGCTGCCAGCAATGCATTTGCCAACGTCTGTTCCAGGTTCGACTGTGGCTGCGGTTGTGGCTTCTGGTTCTGGTTCACAGAATAGCTGCCGGTCTTGCGGATTGCTGGAAGGACCTCACTTGTTACCCAGCGTTTGAACTTCTGGGCTGCCGGGAGCTTGCTGGATAAGATCAGGCTGTATAAGCCAGACTCGTTAATTATCACAGCTTTATTTTTATAATTTGAATTGATACCCTGAATTAGGGTAGTGGTTTTATCGTCATCATCAACATGAGCTCTTACAGCATTTTCAGACTTTACATATCCTAATGCCACAGCTACATCTTTCCCAACAAACCACGGTTCTCCCTTAATCATAAGGCTGCGTATCTGCCCGAACTCCTGATTTTTAAATACCGTTACTGCTCCATTCATAATGCCACCGCCTTTACTTCTGCCAATGGCTCACGCTTGAAGCCTGCAATATATCCGCTCTCTTCGTACTTCCCTGCAAGGTTTATAGCTGCCAGGATGATTTCCAGAGCCGCATCATCATCTTTCACATACTTATAGACAAGATCTGTCATGGCTATCTCAGCATCTACGCACTCCTGAGAATGGTACTCCAGATCATGCTTACTGTCTACGTAACTGTTAAATAACTGTTTAATAATTTCTTCATTCATCATAAACACTCCTTTTACTTGAATTTCCAAAAAGGAAGTGCTATAATCAGATTTAGCAAATCCCTTTTTGGTTTAACACTCCGAGGGCTTGTTAGTAAAAGTAACTGCGTACTTTGCGAGAGGAAGCGGTTACTTTTATTTTTTTTCCAACATTCTAATCCCACGGCTAATTGCCTCCGTTTTGTTCACCCCGTTTTCTTCGCAATATGTCTCCAAAATCTTTTTATCTCCGTCACTAATGCGAATGCTTATCTTGTTAGGTCTAGGATTATTAGTTGGTCTGCCAAGTTTTTTCAT